TGCTGCTTTAATGCCGCACCTTGGAGCTCTGGCGTTGGTCGGATCTATGTTGACTGGTGTTGGCGTGGCACGAATGCAGGCCCACCAAAATCGAGACAATAGGTGGCTTGGAGGACTGAACCCTAGACGAGATGAGCTTGTAGGAGAAGCTCTCAGGTCATGGATGGAAGCATGGTTTTTAGGTGGTATACCAGGTTACACACCCGACGAATCGTATGATGGATACATCGTCGCACCTATTTACTCGCAGCTAGCCCGTAGACTCATTGCACGTCGCAGTGGGTCAAATGCCCGAGGACCAGACCTCCTCCGATTCATAACCGGAGACGTCTTCGAGGCACACCCCTTAGGAGATTTGAATCTTAACTCAACTACCGCCATCTTTGTGTACCAAGTAATTGTTGCACTACGAGCACGAGAATCATATTTCGCAACCCGAGGTCAAGGTGTAGTCCCAGAGAATCTTCTCTGGTGACAACATATCAGTGGAGTCAGGGTACTCCACTTTTCCCTCTGCAAGAAGTATCCGAGAGAGTGTAACTTGGATAAACCATATAGATTCAATCATCGCTTCACTGTTAGAGCATTCCCGCCAGAATGCTGGAACAATGGAGATATACGATTTCCCCAGAAGTTTCTAACCTGCAGAGAGGACAGGAGGTACACTACAGAGTACAGGACGGAATATGGACCTAGTTTCTCTAGTAATAGTGCAATGTATGCCGTGACGAATGAAGGAATACGCGCGGCCACTCGAAGGATTACGTGTGTGCGTGAACCGGACAGTCATGGAGTACATGAACAATTACTACATAACCAAAACTGCATTCGAACCACTTTGCGTGGGGAGATTCCACAATGGTTGAGATGGTTCCGTCATAAATTGATGGTACTCTCACAAGATCTTGAAGTTGATGTTGTAGCAATGCGCAATGCATGGGCTGACACACCACACGCCAAGAGGATGTTACGACTTAGAGCGAGGTTCGCTGTATGGTCCCACGGACGCAATCGTGGTACTAGACTGCGCGCTATCGAATACAAGTGTAAGACCGGAGAGCTTTTAGCTCTGGAGAAGTATCTGAGGGGTATTGGAGATTTAGGCACCCCTGCAAGTAGCGTTTTGGCATACTATATGGACACTGTTAAGATGGCTTTTAGCGAACCCTTCGAGTTATACGGAGGGGTTGCGGAATTCATCAAGGTGCCAGAAAGTGACCTTATGCGCTATGTGTTCACCAGCTTGTGGACACCCCCGCAGGATGTTTATTTCCCATACTTCTCAGATGATTCGTGCATTGCCGTTAAATGCACTGATGGAATCTTCAGATCTAACGTCGACATTAAGGCTTGCGACGGCTCAAATTATGGGCAACCTTTCCGGCTACTCAAAGAGGCAATGAAGGTAGATACCCGGTTCTACCAAGATATCGACGACTGTTTTCAACAGTTGGAGGAACCATGTTTTATACGCAACCCAGGAGGAAAAGAAAGGATCCAATTTACACCAATTGGTCCTGTTCTATACTCTGGGAGTGTTTTAACCACTAGCGTTAATAACATGGCAAACACCCTGATATTCATGTCTTTCATGAGATTGTATAGGCAGCGCCGGCCAACAGTGGCAGAGTGCGAAGGGATGTTGCGGGATGCGGCATCTCTAGTTGGTTACATCGTTAAGGTGGCTCCGTGTCAGTATATGGAGGAGTTGCAATTCCTTAAGCACTCCCCCTCGTTAGTAGATGGTTTAGTGGTACCCTGGTTGAATGTAGGGGTATGGTTGCGTGGCTTTGGCTCCTTTAGAGGAGATTTACCCGGAAAAACAAAGACGCCCATCGAAACACGAGCGCGGATCTTCAACAGTGACGTTATTAAGTCATATGTGCATGCTGGGGAGCATGCCATTCACGACGCGTTTAACAGTCACAAGATAGCGGACAGCTTTAATCAAGATTTTGAACAGTTTAGGCCCAAAACTGTCAGTGGGAATAACACCCGGATTCCAACTGATAGTATCGCTCGTAGATATGGATGTCGTGCTGATGAGATAGAGGAACTCGCCAGCATGATACACGATTGCGATATATTCCAGCGCATAGCTCACCCCGTGATCGATAAGATCATGGCTGCAGACTATGGCTACGGTTAGATATGTGGC